GACTACTACGACTTGAGCAAGTAGCGACCCGCGGGAGGTCGTCTCCCACGCCTGTAACGCGCGGTCGGCCTGACGTCCGCAAGGGCGCGCTCCGCCATGGGCGGGGCGTCTCGGGCGCCTCAACAACCAAGAAGGTGATCCATGACCGACGCCCAAGAGGCGCCGCAGAGCGGCGCGCTGTCGATCGATCAGGCCGTGGCGCTGCTGGACGGGCGCGACGCGGATGAACCGGACGATGCGCGCTCTGAACTCTTGCAGAACGACGATTTCGCGGGCGCGGCCAGCGCCCCGGAGGAGGCCGACGAGCGGGCCGAAGACCCGGACGACGGCGAGGATGAAGCCGAGGCGGAGGAGGCCGAGGGCGAGGTCGATCGCCTGGCCGCGCCGAAGTACTGGTCGAAGGAGGCCAAGGCGAGGTTCGCCGAGCTGGACCCGGAACTGCAGGCCGTCGTGCTGTCGCAGGAAGGGCCTAGAGAGGAGGCCGCCGCCAAGGCCAAGGCGGAGACGCGCACGGTCCGGGACGAGGCCCTACGCCATGTCGCCGAAGCGAGCGAACTCCTGGAGGCCCTGGCCGAGACCCTGCCGGAGGCCTATCGCCAATGGCACGATCGTTGGGCGGGAACCCCCGACTGGGCGGCCATCGCCCAGACCCATGGGCCTGACGCCGCCAACCAGCTACGGGCGCAATTCGCCCAGGAGCAGGCGCGGCTGAGCCGGGCCGAGGCGGCCGCCCAGGCCGCGAGCCAGGCGCGGGCGCGCTTCCATGCGGCCCGCGAGATGGCGGCGCTGCAACAGCTCGACCCCGACCTGCTCGATCCCGACCAGGGCGTCGCGCGGCGGGGCGAGATCGTCCGCTACCTGGCGGACAAGGGCGTCGCCGCAGCCGATATCCAGGGCGTCTCGGCGCTGGAGGTCCACCTGGCCCGCAAGGCCATGCTGTGGGACCGCGCCCAGGCCCGGGCGCAGAGCTCCGCCGCCCCACCCCGGCCGGCCGCGCCGGCGACCCGACCCCTTGCGAGGGGCGGGGCGTCGTCGGGGCCGGTCGATCCCAAAGCCCGCAGGGCCGCCCAGGCCAAGAGCCGCTTCTCCAGGTCGAGATCGATCGAGGACGCGGTGGCCCTGCTCAATGCGCAAGGAGACTAGAGCCCCATGACGGCTCCGACCAACCTGTCCACGACCTTGAACGCCGTCGGCGACCGCGAGGACCTGGAGGACACCATCTACCGGGTGGCGCCGGAGAAGACGCCCTTCCTCTCGGCCATCGGCAAGATGAAGGCCCAGGCCCGCTACCACGAGTGGCAGACCGAGAACCTGGCCACGCCCAACCCCGCCAACGCCGCGCTGGAAGGCGACGACATCGCCAGCCTGGATGCGCCCAACAACACCACCAGGGTCGGCAACTACTGCCAGATCTTCCGCAAGACGCTCGGCGTCTCGCGCACCCAGGAGGTGGTCGACAAGGCCGGGCGCAAGTCCGAGGTCAACCGCCAGAAGGTGCGCAAGGGGATCGAGCTGCGCCGGGACATGGAGGCGCGGATGATCGGCAATTTCGCCAGCGTCGCCGAGTCCGGCGCGACGCCCCGGGGGACTGCGGGCCTGCTGGCCTGGCTGACCTCCAACGTCTCGCGCGGGGGCTCGGGCGCCAGCGGCGGCTTCGCCGCCGGCCTGGTCAGCGCGGCCACCAACGGGACCCAGCGAACGCTCACCGAGGCCATGCTGAAGGCGGCCTGGGCCACGGCGTTCGGCAACGGCGCCAACCCCTCGATCGCCTTCATGGGCCCGGTGCAGAAGCAGCAGTTCAGCGCCTTCACCGGCATCGCCCAGATCCGCACCGAGGTGAAGGGCCGCGAGCAGGCGACGATCATCGCCGGCGCGGAGGTCTATGTGGGCGACTTCGGCCAGCTGATGCTGGTCCCGCACCCCTATGGCCTGACGCGCGATGTGGTGGCGGTGGACCCGGAATACGCTTCGGTGGCCACGCTCGACGGCTTCAAGACCGACGACCTGGCCAAGACCGGCGATTCCCAGCGCCAGATCCTGACCCACGAAGCCTCCTTCGAGTGCGCCAACGAGAAGGCCCACTTCGTGATCGCCGACCTGCAGTAGCGGTCGGCTGAGGCGGCCGGGCCGAGCAAGCCCGGCCGCCGATCTTCTTTTCCCGAACACCGATGCGCACCCGACGCCTGCGGCCGTCGCCGCGCGTGGCGCGGCCCTGCGCGCGTTTCCACGAAAGGTGCGCCGTTGAGCGAACCCACCCTGGACGATTTCAACGCCGCGCTGGCGAAGCTGCGCGCGATCCTTGGCCCGCGCGTCGGGCCGCCCACGCCCCAGCCCTCGCCCTATGGCGGCCTGTTCGGCGCCGGCTGGCGGCGATTCAACGCCGAGCAGGATGCGCTGGAGGGGCAGCAGGCGCAGGGCGGCGCGACGAATTGGACTTCGCTCACGGCGGGCCTGACGCCAAGCGGCGTCACGCCCTTCACGCCCAGGGTGCAATCTGTCAGCGCAGGATCGAACCCGCAGGACGCCGGGGGAGGAGCGACGAGACAAAATCCGATCGCCGCCTACAACCCGGAGACGGGTCTTCCCTACAACGATGCGCAGGAAGGGACCTATGGCGGCATGATCCAGCGGGGCGAGCTAGATCGCAATGCCCCGGTCGGCTCACGCGCCTTCCCTCGTGGCATGCCCGATGCGACCGGCAAACCGGCTCCTGGCGAGTGGTACGTGGACCTGGACGGTGGAGTGAAGCAGGCGCCAGCGGGCCCCGCGCCCAAGATGACGCGGGACGCCAGCGCCACCAACGTGCCTGGGCAAATAGCGGTCGTGCTGCCGACGGTCACGGCAGGGCGCAAGCATGTCTTGGAAGGCCTGTCGAAGGCGGAAGGGACTGACGAGGAAACGGCTCGGCGGTATGGCTATGCCTCAAGCTACGACGTGATCGGCCGTTACAAGCATGCTGATCGCCCGCTTAGCGGGATGACGCTCGACGAGGTCGCGGCGTTACAGAAGAAACTGGGCGTTGTGATGGGGCGATATCAAGCCGAGCCGGCCACACTGACCGACTTCCGAAAAGCCTATCATCTCACTGGTAAGGAAACATTCGACCCCGCCCTGCAGGATCAGTTCGGCGCCTATCTGATGCAACGCCGTGGCTATGGCAAACAGGGCCTGTCGGACGCGGATCTCCAGGCGAATTTCGCCCACGAATGGGGATCGGTTCCGTTGCCTGGCACAAGCAAGTCTCACTACCCGAACCAACATATCGGCATGACGACCGAGGAGTTTCAGGACCTCCTAGCCGCCGCGCGTCGTTTGGACTCTCCGTGAAGGAGGCGGCCGAAGCGTTGGGGCGAAGACGACGCCTTTCAGGTGCCATCGGGTGGCCCAGGCAGTCCCCGTGAAGCGCCCATACCTCGTCCCCACGACCAGCATGCGGCCATCGCTGCGACGGCGATAGAGGAAGGCGCAGAACGCATCGACGGAGCACGCCTCCACTTCGGGCCATCTGTCGCAAACGCCGCCCGCCATGATTCCTTCGTCGCAAGAGTTGAACCGACCGGCAGCGATGGGGGCCGGATCGAAACCGCGCCGGACCATCGCGTTGCGGACCGCCGCATAGGTCATTGTGTGTGGAAAGCTCGGCAGCCCAGGCCCGGACGCCGCAATCGCGGCTGTGGCCAGTAGCGCGGTCAGGATTGCGAAGGCCCCGACCAGGCGTCGAGAGGCTGAACCAGCGACGAGCTTCTGCATGGCCGACCCTAAGTTTCTATTTTGTTCTAATCCTCCGCGAGTGACGCATCAAGGGCGTTTTCCGTCGCCACGCTATGGGTTCATTCGCGTAATCAGGAGACATCCGTTGCCCACCAAGACCACACCGGCCCCGGCGTCCGCCGCGGCCGCGGCTATCGCTGCGCCTGCGCCCCAGGCGCGCGTCCGCTATCGCGTCCTGCCCAAGGGCGCGGGCCTGGTCCACACAGGCGCGTTCGACCGGGTGACGGGGGCGAGCCTCACCTACGACAGGGGCGCGGTGGTGGAGGGCGCGGACGCCGCCATCGCCGCCGAGTTGGAGGACCGTGGGCTGGTGGAGGTGCTGGGTGCGGCGTGAGTTGCTGGCCGGCGCCGACTTCGAAGGCGACGTGGTCCACTTCGCCGAGGACGACGGGGCGGGCGGCCTCTTGATCCACTCGGTACAGGACGTGGCCCCGATCCTGGAGCGCAACAAGGCGATGGCCAACCACAACGACGGCTATTCGCCCTCCCGCGAGCTGCGCCGCGTGGCCTTCATCCCCAACATCGTGCGGTTGAAGTGGCTGAACGAGGAGGGCTGGGACGCCTGGCGCCCGGACCTCTACGGCGAGCGGCTGGCCGCCAAGCTGAACGATCCCGACTGGCGCTTCCTGCGCACCGCACCCGGGCGGGTGGGGCTGTCCAACGGCCTGATCCGCTGAGCTTTTCTGGAGTCACAAGATGAAGTCCGATGGCGTCACGGCGGAAGATTTCGCCCAGGCGGTCGGCCGGCTGCGGGCCATCCTGGGCCCGCCGCGCGGGCGAGACCCCATGCCGCGTTCGCCATACGGCGGCCTGTTCGGCGCGGGCTGGCGACGGCTCAACGGCGAGATGGACGCGCTGGAGGGGCGACAGACGCCGCTGCTCGCAGAGCTGAACGCGGGGCGCACCGCCGCCACACAGCCTGTCGCCGCTATGGCTGAGCCGGAGACTGGCGACCTGACGCCTGTGACACCGATGTCGATCGGCGACGCGGCCGTCCAGCCGGCGAAAGTCGGCGGCTGGCTCGACGTGGCCGGCTCTTCGTCGGCCCCATCCCACATCCCGACGTCGACACCGGATGTCGACGCGCGCCAACTGCGCGATCTGAAGGAACTTCTCATCCGTGCCGAAGGGAATCGCCCCGACGTTTATCTGGACACCTTGAACATTCCGACGGTCGGTATCGGCCACCGAGTCCGGCCGGAGGATCACCTGAAGCTGCACGAGGTGATCACTGATCAACGCCGCGATGAACTGTTCCAGAAGGACATCGCGCCTGCGCTGAGCGCCGCTCGCAATCAGGCCGCCCAGGCCGGGATCACCGATCCCGGCTTCATAGCGCCCCTCGCGTCAGTGAATTTCCAGCTGGGGGCGGGTTGGAACAAGGAATTCAAGAACACCTGGGCCCTCATTCAGAAGGGCGATTATGCGGGCGCCGCCCAAGAGG